ACTGTTTCTACTTATTCCTGTTTTCTTAGCTAGACTGTCTAACGTTTCGCCTGAGTAATATAACTCAAATATCTTTTTATCGTACCAAGTTTGTTTATCTAATACTTGGTCAATTTCTTCTAGCTTTTCCCATTTGTAATTGTCTTCTTTTTCTTCAGGCAAGTTATAGATACTATTATGAAAAGCGTTCTGACTAGAGCTTGTCATATATACTCCTACCAAATTAGTGTAGTATTTTTTATACTTATAATAAAAAGGACTTCTAACACTTGTCAAGCTTCTTCTTAATACTACAGCACCATAACCTTTTATTCCTTTAATACCATCTTTTTCATAAACGCCCTGTAAAGTCTGAGGGTTCATCTGAAGAAAGTATATCATAAGTTCCTGTACTGCATCATTGATAGCTTCTTCATCTTGCGTTATTCCGTAACACATCTTCCTAAAGAAACTACTTAGCTTAGATATTTCTGCGTATATATCAGTCATTTATTTGTTCTAAAGCGTCTATTTTCTCTACTACATCAAATACCATTTCACTAAGCACAACCTTATAAGCTCTTATTATTGAGGAATTATTTTTAGTTTCAATACCTGCAAAGAAACCATTAGTAGCTACTGATAAGTTTATAGGTATTATCATTAACCAATCGTACCAATTGTTTTCTCTTGCTCCTTTACCGTAGTTGTTATGATATTCCAAAATAGTTTCTACTACATCTAAAAAATTATTGTATTTTGTTTTTGAACTTACATCTTTTGCGAACTCATTACACATAGCTATATAGGTTTCTATTATATTCTTGTGTTCCTCACTTGCGTAAATCGGTTCTATCATACGCCAAACTTAATAAAAAAGTTTACTCAATTCCTTTTTCTGTTTTTAACTTTTCAACAAGTGATTTGTAATAACTTATCTTTTCTTCATATTCAACACGACTTATCTTTAAAGTTGTTCTAGCTAAGTATTGTAATTCCTCAGCTTTTCCTTCTCCATACTTTCCATCTAAAGCTAGACTAAATTTATACTGTTCACCCCAAGAATAGACATTACACTTAACACATTGAACCTGACAATTCTCTTCATCAAAGCGAGTAGACAAATGTTTCCTACTTTGAAAATGACCGTTTTGCATACCTTCTTTGTAGTGTCTGACTATTCCACAAGTAAAGCATTGGCACATTCCGTATTCGTTAGCTTCTCTAAGCCTTATGTAAAGACTGAACCACTTGTCAAGTTCCTTTTTTAATTTACTGACTGTCTTTTTCAATTCTTATTAAGTTTTTAATTAATACTTTAACGATTTGTTCTTGGTCAAAGGTGCTTCCTTCTCTGACTGCTCTACCTCCATAATAAAAGATACCTTTCAAGTTGTTTATTCTTTCATAGACAATAGCATTATTAAAAGCCCATATAATCGCTACAGGTTTCCCACTATTGACTTGAAGTTGTTGAGCTCTTACAATTTTACGCATTGCTACAATAACATCTTGTCCGTCCTCTATATTTTTATGAACTCCTTTTACTTCAGCAAATCCTGTAATTTTTCCTTTGTTATAAAGAACTGCGTCAATGTGAGCATACTCCTGATGTGAGCCATAAGTCAAATCAAAGTGATTGCAAAACTGAGTTAAAGCTTTGTTCTGTCTTTCTCTATGTGATTTTCTTTCAAATTTCATCTTCAAACTTAGAACAATAATAAGCTTCTAAAATACAAAGTAAAATTATTATTCCCCATACGATTGTTAATATCTTCATCTTAAAAAATCTAATATCATTTCATAAAAATCTTCTTCATTGTTTTCTGTCCATTCTTGTATCTGTTCTTCAGTAAGTTCTTTTCCATTTTCATCTTCTGCGTAACTTATAAAAGCATCACAAAAATCAGGGTAATCCCAAGACTTTACATCTTCTAATTCATAATCTGTTAATTTCATTTCATTCCCCATTTTATTTTTTCTTCTTCAGTCCAATAATCATTTGCTTCTAAATCATCTGTAAATTTTCTCGCTTCTTTATATAATTCTACATTGTTTTCTTTAATATATTCAATAAAAGTTTCTTGCCAATATATTTTAGATTGATTTAAACGATTTATTCTTAATTGGTCTAAAAATATACTTAATGGTGCTGTTTCTTTTTTTTTCATTTTAATAATTTTATTGGTTCTTGATACCATAAGGTCTTTCCTTTTGGCTTTCCTAAAGTGTGAACTTCATAGTAAGCATTGTCTACCAACTTCTTCTGAGCATATACCCACTTGTAAAAAGTCCTGATATTTAAAAAGGGTTCGTCCTTTCCAAATCTTACTCCCTGTCTAAAAGCGTCCTGAACTTGGTTAAAAGTCATATTGCCGAAACGCTTTTCTTGTATTAAGTCTTCTGCAAAGATTTTAGATAGTGAAGCTAAAGTCTGAGCATCTGACCTATGTCCTATTTCAACTGAAGTCTTTGCAACTAAGTCTAGGACTTTTTCAGTTAAATCTTTTAAGTTTTCTTGTTTTAATGGTTTCATAATAATTCTTTTGCTTTTTGCCATTCATTAATTTGAGCGTCTAACTTACTCATTGATTTTGGAGCGTAGGTTTTTTTATTTTTAGCCCTCATTTCCCAAGTCCTTATACAAGCTCTCCAATCTTTCATTTTGTTTTTACCTACCATCCAACCTTTACTTTCATAAAAATTAAAAAAAGAAATAGCGTCTATTTTATTATCCCTTTCAATACAATAAAGCTCAACATCATTAACGCTTGGCTTTTTAAAGAGTTTATTAGTTATTTTTATTTCTTTATTCTTATTAATAGTTGTTAATTTAGTTTCTGACAAGTCATTAAGTTTATTAACCACTAGTCCTTCAGTTTCTTCACAACTTAAGATATTCAATAAGTTAACTTCATTAATCTTGAAGTATTGCTTTGCAGGTATTCCCTTACGCTTAGTTTCTATTATTTCATACTTTTTAAGCGATTTAAGACACTTTCTTTGCTGATATGAAGTTAGTGTAGTATCTCGTTCTATATTGGCTTCAGTGTTAAAGAACCATCCGTCAGTCATTCCGTTAGCCATAAAGTATTCTTCTTTGCTAATTAGGTCGGCAAGTAGGACTGCCCCTTTCAATCCTACCTGCTTCGCTAATTGCTTGTTCACTATTAAAAAAGCTGAACTACTTAGTAAATGTTTCATATTACTTCTATTTCGTGTTGATAATTTTGAAGGGCTAACTTACATAATTCTAATTGATTGTAGAAGTCTTTGTAAGAAACTTTAATATCAGTTCCAAATTTACCTGAAACAACACGTATAGTTGTTTGGTGTGTTTTGCTGTCGTGTATTCCATTTTTCCTCAGATGTTCCTGTAAGTTATACAAGTCAATAAAAGTTAATTTAGCGTCTTTTATTTCAGCATAAGCATTGTACACTTTGTTAAAGGTATCACGATATAAAGGGAATGAAGAATAGTTAGCTGAATGACATCTTTCATAATGGTTCACGCTTGTTCTGTTTCTATCCAATACCTTAGCAATTACTTCTCTATGTGTTTCATCCTCTAGTCTTGAAATCATAGCTGCTACCATTCTAGGTACTTGGTATTCTATCTTCCTGCATTTCAAAGCTAGAGAGCCTTTAGGCAACCCCACTAAACTTGTAGTGAGGTCGCAAAGGTTTTTAAAGTTATCTTCTGTGTTCATCTTAAAAAGGCATATCTGCATCACCATTCATCATAGTATCTTTATTGTCTAATAAATTACCTGATGATTTGTTACTCTGATTAGTGAAAAAGTAGCCATCTATATTGTGAAAATACCTTCCGTTATATTCTCTTGAATAAACATTACAAAGAACTGATACCTCCATTCCTATTTCAAGTTTGTTCATTTGTTGTAATTTATCACCAAAGGCACTTACACAGACTTCATTGTTAAACTCTCCACCTGTATCAATTACTATTGATTGTTTCTTCCATTCTTTACCTGCTTTAGATACTCCTGTTTCTAATTCAAGTTTTCTTAATACTGTTCCTGTTACTTCCATTTTTATTTATTTATTTATTTAATTATTAAAATGTGCCATCACCATAATCTTGACCTTTTTGGTGTCGGTGTGGCTCTTGATTATTACTCTTTTTAAAATCTTCTGCTTCATCTTCTCCAAATACTCCTAGTTCGTAGAACCCTGTAAGCTTTAGTACAGCTCTTGACATAGCTCTTTTCTCTGCCATTTCCATAGTGTACCAAGTGTTAGTGTTACCGTCTTTAAACCCTGCTCCTTTTAAAGCTGAGCCAAAAGTTTGAATTGCCTTACCTTCTTTTCTTGCATTGGCTTTTACTACGCAAAAATCTTTTTCACATTTAATAACATCATAGTCTATTACGATATTTTCCAAAGCTTGTATCTTATCAATACCGCTTCTTGTCAAGATGATGTAGTGCTGATGTTTAAAGACGTCATCTTTGGTTAGATTGTACTTAATGTACTTTTCTTTTAGTGCTTCTGTTTTCATATATTCTACCTATACTTATTGGCTAGGAATTTTTGCCTGTTAATAATTTCGTTAAAAATACTAAACTAAATTGATTATAGTTGGTAAGCTGTCGTTATTTTTATAGTGTGTTTTATAGATTGGCTTAAGTTCTACATCCCAACAGTCTTTCTGTTGCCATCCTTTAGTCTTTAGCATTTCACAAGCTTTTCTGTAGCATTGTAAAGTAGTTCCTATAACAACAACTGAGCGGCTATTGTAAGCTAAGTCATTACCACCTGAGCTTGTTACCTTAGCAGGAATAAAATCAGGTTTTAAAAGCCAATGTTCTGCTATTACTTTTTTATCGTCTATTAACTTACCTGTAATAAAAGAAATCTTAGGTTCGCTGTAATCTACATAAGTAGAGTGTTCTAAGTATTCTGCGTCTTTTATAGTCATCTTAATAGTTTTGAATGTAAAGTAAAGTAGCTAAGATTGAAGCTCCTACTATTGCTAATTGAGCAACTATATCTAACAACTTGTTTATTCTTTTTGCTCTCTCTTTAGTTAGATTTATCTCATTATAATTTTGTTCTTTGTTTTTAATAAAAAAGTTTGTCTTTTCTTTTTCATTTAAGAAGTAAGTAGCTCCTGTGTTATTGTTTACGATTTTGTATTTCATTTCTTAAAATTGTATTGATTAATATGCAGCAAAGATATAAAAATAAATAGATACTAACATAATTATTATCAAAGTTATTAACAATTTAAGTGTTAAGAGTGTTTTTACTAGATAAGCAACTTTAAGTGCTGTCTAGTATATTACCATTAAAAAGATGAGAAAGTGCCTAAAACGGCTAAAGGGGGTTATAAATTTAGCAATAAAATCACTAAGATTATAAGCATATACATTATAAATATGTTAATTGATTTACTTTCTTCCATTAGAAATAATGTACAAGTCTTGCTATTTGCCCTGATTTTTTAGAATGTATGAAACCTTCTACTGCTTTTTGTACTCCACAAAAGCCTTTTCTATTGTGCCAACTATCAGTTCCGCTTGGAGAACGCATATACTCAACTGTTACACCTATAAAGTCTTTAGCGTCTAACCATTTGTATTTAACTTTATGATGTAAGTGATGTAAATACCAATACCTGTATTTAGTTTCAGCCCATTCTTGCGGTTTTTCGTTTGCCATTAACATAGGAAGCTTATCCATTTTAGCACCGTCTCCGTGTTCAAGCCCTATAAGATTAGAACCGTACTTGTAGTATTTCCTATGTGATACTGATATGTCAAAAGTTACATCTTTAGTATTTCTAAACCAAGACTTTAAAGAGTGTGCTAAATGAAAACCACTTTGATAATCGTGATTAGACATAGAATGTACTACATCAACAGGAGCAACTTCTCTTAGTATCTCAACACATTTCACGTAAAGTTTTAAAGCTACTTCAAAGTGTTGCCACCATTTGCCGTCTGCGTCTTGTGGAGTTCCTGCTGTAGTTGTATTATATACATTGTCAATATGTAGCACGTCGTTTCCTACGCAAAATAACACTCTATCTATGCTAAACCCTTGTGATTTGCTAATAAGTCCTGTAACGCCTTCTAAAACTCGATTGTAAGCTATCTCTGTATTATAGTCATCACCTGTTTCTAAAGCTACTCCTAGTTTACCAATATGAATGTCAGCAGGGTTTATAACTAATAGGTGTTCACCTTTAACTCTTTTAATTGTTGTATATTTTGGAGAGTAGTCTTCAATTAGACTTTGAATGTCTTCAAGTAGTTCTAGCTTATCAGTTCCGTATTGTTCTTTTGTAACTATTGAAAAACGTAAATCACCTGACATACTTTGCCAATGTTTAACGCTTACAATATCTTTTTTGTCTATACCTCTTTCTTTAAGATGTATATCTAAAGCTGTGTTTCCGTTTATGTTAGCTAAGTCTTGCCCTCTGAACTCATTGATAATTTCAACTTCTTCAGAAGACAACCTTAACCTTTTACCTTTTAACATTTACTTTTTAGCAACGTCTGCTATACCTTGACCTACAATTAGTGTTAAGATTGCATAGTATAAATCTTTTGCAGTTGTTTCATCAACTCCTAAGTAAGAAACTAAAGCAGGTACAACTACAGAACTAACTGCATACCAAAACTTCTTGCTCTTTACCATTTGACCGATAAGGTACTTTTCTAAAAACTTTTTCATATTATTTATTTTTGATTATTAAATTAATATTTTCTCCGCCCAAATATATAAGTTCTTGCATAACTAAATCCATAGCTAAGCGAGAGTTTTCAACAATGTCTTGTTTACGACCATTCCCCACTAGAATACAGCCGCTTGTATCTTTAGCTGTGTTTCCTCTATGAAATAAGATATAATCCCTATTAGGAACGTCCTGAACTAATAAGTGTAAGTAATCCCTAGTCGCACTTTCTCTTGGGTATCTAAGTCTTACCTTGTAATTTCCTTTAGGAATACAGCTTATACTTCTTTGATTGTCTACCCAAGGATTTTCTAAGGTATCACAGAAACTTTCACCATTAATAAACAATCTACCAATAGTTGATTTTTTTGTGAATGTATCTCTTATGATTAAAAGATTAACGACCTTGACCTCTGTAGGCTTTTTTAAATCCGTTCTGTCCTTTACTTGCATTTTTGGAGTGTATTCCCTTTCGTTTCTTTTTAACGCTCTTAAAAGCGCTTGTAACAACTTTACGAGCCATCTATTTAGTTTTGTCAAATTGAATGAATTTATATATAGTATATGCTATTGAAAGTATTAATGCAACAAAACTTAGTATTTCATTTGCACTCGCTAGAGTGAACCCAATAGCTGAAAAATTAGCTAACCCTACTTGTAGAGTATCTTTTACTTCTGTCATTTTGTTTAGTTTTTTTATCTAAGTAGGATTTTAACTTAGTAACATTTTTAGTTTTCGGTTTATAGTGTCTTTTCATTATGAGTAATCAGAAGCATTTAAAAAGTTTCTCAATGTAAGTTTAGTTCCCTGTCTCATTGGTCTTTCTAGGTTCATACCATTGTAGTAAGCGTTTTGGTCAGGAGAAATGTCTGCTCCACTATTAGTATTGTATTCAGGAAAAAGAGTTATATTGTTAGTAATATACTGTATCATTCTTTCTGTAAAGTATTCAGCATTGTTTCTTACTTCTTCTCTAAGGTGTTGAGCTTCCTCTGTGCTTAAAGCGTTTCCTGTTTCTGAAGTCTTAGAATAGATGTTACCGTTTTCCGTTTTAAAGCGTAAATAAGGAATACACATATGAAACGCCCAAGAAGGTAAACAGTCGCCTATATACTCATCTACTAAAGTCTTGTATGCCCCCGTTAAAGTTCCTGCTGTAATTTCAGCTTCTAGCTTTTGGTAAAGTGTTGTTCCTAGTTTTGGCTCTATATAAATACGCTGTGCCTGTAACACATAAGGTAACAAGATTTGAGGGTCAACATTTAAGTTTATTGCTGTGCTGTCTTTTAGCTTTGCTTCTGATATAAATAATACGTAGCTCATAATTATCTTGGTTCTAAAAATCCGTTATTTTTCATTCTCTTTGGTGGTTTTGCAACTAGCTTGTCGTTTCTTTCTGCTGTAAATCCTTCAGACAAAGCTTTAGTATAAGAAATTGCTTCACTAGGCTTGATGTTACTCTTTGCACCCCTTAAAGATGTTTTATAGATTTGCCTAAGCCAAAAGTGATGACAATTACCTCCGCCTTTGTAAAGCCATATAGAATATGTATCAGCACCTTTAGGCCCCCAACCTGCATTAACAGCTCTAGAACCCATCTGAATAATATCCTCTTTTCTGTAAACCTTTCTTGCTGACATCATTTTACTGCAAAAATCCCTAGTACTTCCTTCCTGACTTAAAAAATTATCTTTAGTGTAAACATATCTAACTTTGTAAAACTCATTATCTGATTTGTTTGTTCCGTCTTGCTTACTTCTAGCATTAGGTCTTGCTGTTCCTGTAGAAGCTAATTCTGTTTTGTCATTAGCTATGTTATTAAGCTCATTTTCAAAGTCAAAGTCTTGATGTTCTCCATCTACTACTTCTTCTTCTATCAATTCCCATTCTTCAGGAATGTCCTCCCCAAATTCTTCAATAAAATTATCAAGCTCTGTCTTTTCACTTGCAAAGTCTTCTCTTACCTCTACATCAGCTAAAGGCTTCAAGCCAACTTCTTCTCTTATTTCATCTTCAGTCATTACTCCTTTTAAGTCCTCTGAAGTAAATTCTACTGTAATAGGTTTTAATTGTACAAACTGAACAGGTAAGTCCATATTGTTTACTGAAAATATAGTCTGTAAAGTATTTAAGATATGGAGTTGGAACGGCTTAACTACTGTATTAAGATAAAAGTTACCTGCTGCATTAAGTTCATCTACATTAGAACCCAATCCTGTATCAGATTTAATACCCATAAGCATAGGAGACGTTACACGGTGTCCTGTGAGTATGTTTTGAACTAATAGCTCTTGTAGTGCTAAGTATTGCTTATCTGCGTCAGAAACGCTTATAGGAGTTATTTCAGGTGTTCTAGTCTTATCGTCTGAGAACGTTAAAATAAACTTCCCTGAGTTAGAAGCTCCTGTAAATTTCTCTACTAAACTTTGTTCTATCTGTCTTCTTTCTTCTTGCGTAGGAATACCATTAGCAAAAGAAACAAAATAGCTCCCACTAAATCCATTTTCTATATTGTTTAAATGAAACTCTGCAACCTTTTGGTCTACTAAGCACCAATTGTTAGCTGCTAAATAATCAGGTGTATGATAGCAATCCATATTAGGACTATAAGCACCTGTATAAAGCAACTGACTTCCTGAAGTTCTATCGTTTACATTAAAAGCATTAATAGGGTATGGTTTATTTGTTCTAGTGTTTCCCCAATCAGCACTTATATAGTAAGTATCAACCTTACCCATTGCATTTGGTCTTCCTGCTCTTACACGTTCTACAGGTACGTGATAAAGCTCTGCTATTTCTGTTCTTTCTCTATTCCATACAATATGTAAAGCGTATGCTCCTTGAAGTTTAAAATCAAAAGCTACTTTCTTTATTACTTGGTGTAAACTTTCATTAGAATTAGCGTGTCTTAAAAACTTCTTAAGCTTTACGTAACTTTCTAAATTAGTATCATCTTCTTCACATACTAAGTCTTCTCCTGCTATCATTTCAGCTGTAGCGTTTACAATTGCAGCGTGTGTTGAACTGTTATAGTAAAGGTCAATTAAGAACTGAGGGTAGAGGTTTCTCCAATCTTCTGTTCCGTACTCTATATAGTCCCTTCCTCTTACTTCTTGTACTATTGGAGCTGTTGATGTTTCTAAGTTTATACTAAGTATTTTATCCATTTTATTCTATTATTAATTCATCAGGGTCTACATCTGTACCTTCTGCGTTCTTTTCATAACCTAAGAACGAATGTACACAATTTACAGGAAATAACTCGTGTATTCCAAAGTCAAATTCTTCTGTAGTCATTAGGTCGTAAAATACTCCACTATAATAAATAGGAGGAGTTAATTCTTTACCATCTTTATCATAAGTTGCAGGTACTTCTACTATCTGTCCTATATATACGATTGCTTGTGTTCCATTTCTGTAAACATCTTGAGTAACTCCTTCTTCAGTTATTACTTCATAAGTACCTTTAGATAGTAAGTCAGCATCTCCTTCTGCTTTTGTGTTGTATTGTAATTTATATATATTCATATTATGAAGTTAATGCTGCTAGTTGAGTGTCTGTTAGTGCTGTTTTAAATACTTGTAGTTGTTTTACTTTGCCAAAGAAAGGAGAAGAAGTGCCGTTAGTATCTGCAAGATTTAATCTATCTAAAGTATCAACAGGAAAAACTATTCCACTATTATCAGTTCCTACCTCAGACCCATTTATCCATAAAGCAAAATCATTAACTTTCCATTTAAAAGCAAACTTATTTAAAATAGTTACATCTGAGATTGTTACAGTAAAAGCCGCTTGTGTTACCCCTGCTACATTCATAAAAACAGCAATTTGGTTTATTGTAGATGTATATCTAAAATTTATTTTATTAACACCTCCATCACTTAAAGATAAATACCTCGTTACATCAGAAGAAACTAAAGAAGCAGTTTCCCAAAACAAAACCCCTTCCTCACTATTAATCAAACTACCTATACCATCTCTTGTGAAGATGTCTTGGTTTCTTGTTACTGTACTTCCTGATGTTGGAATGTATGATGTTGGGTATGAGCCTTGTTCTACTTGTAATCCCCAAAAAGTAAACAAAGAACCATCTCCAACATAAGTATTAGATAATCCATCTACTGAACCCCCCCAAATAGAAAACCTACTACCTGTTACTGCCGTACAAGTTGCTGCCAATCTATACCACCCATTACTTCCAACCGAATCGATAGTTGCCGTCCATCCTGTACCTTCTGAAACAACAGTACCTAATTGTAAATCAAAAAAAGTAAATTGATTAATTGATGTTAAATCACTTTGTAGGCATATATATCTTCTGTTAATTTGTTTTGTGTAAATACTTACTGTGTATGAATTTGATGTTACTGTTTGATATTGGTAAAATCCGTGTCTGTCATTAGCAGTAGTTTCTTCAAATTTAGGTGCTGTAGTTAAACCATTTGGAGAAACATAAAAATTTGAAGTATAATTAGCATTATCAATTACATTAGGTGATACATCTAATTGTTCAGAATATTTAGCAATATTAGTCCTCTGTGGCTCTGCTAATATATGTGGACAACCTCCTCCTGTGTAATCTATACGAGGTACGTTATCTCTTGCTGCTTCTTTAAATGATACACTTGTAACAGTAGCAGTAGTTGCTGAAAGCGACCTAAGATATATATTAGGACTTGTCAAACCACTTGTGTCAAAATATAAGTCTGTATCAAATGCACCTAAAACTGTTCCTCCACCTCCTCCATCTCTATATCTTAAACTTATATCTCCTGTAACCCCACTAACATTTATTTTATATAATTTATTAGTTGTTAAACTAAAAAAAACTCCTTCACCAACACCACTTGTCGTAAAAGAATTAGCAGTTATATCAGTTGCACTGCTATTTACCCAAGTTGTAAAGTCTAATGGAGTTGTTAAATTATCTCCTAAAATCTCAGCATAATTTACTAAACCATTCTCATCTACTCTTGTAGCAGCAGTTGCTCTAGTAACGTCCATATCTGCTGATGTGTATTCTTTTACTGATACATTGTCTATTGAGCCTATAAGTGATACTGACTTAAAGTTTAGCCTGTCGCTTGTTCCATCCCACAATACAATACCACTAACAACACCATTAGAACTTGATGTTAATTGGTCAGAACCTGCTGAACCAAGTACAATAGAAACACTACCACTTACATAATCCTTAACTTCATATTCTATAAGAAATCTTTTTGTTTGTGCATTTGAAATTATTTGATATAAAAAAGAAGTTCCTGAACCATCACTTGTAGCACTTCCACCTGATATAGTCCACCCTGTGCCTTTTACCCAATCCGTATCAGTAGCAAAATCTCCATTTGTGATTTCTTCAGCACCATCACTAGGTACAGGAATAACTGCATACAATTCTCCTGCCTTATATCCGTTAGGAGTTACTACAATACTTACATCATCTAATAAACTCATGCTATATTACTTAAATTAGTTAATTGTGCTTCTAAACAAGCC